GCTTCGCATGGACCCGATGCCGCTGGTGTTCAACGATGAAGGCTTGCGCTGGATGACGTGGGACGAGTGGAGGCTGCGCCGGCGAGTGCGGAACAGTCAAGACCAAGACCCGCGCCGGCGCGAGGCTGAAAAGCCGCCGAAACTCCAGTTCGGGAGAAAGACGGCATGATCAGCGAGCGCGCGATTGTGAAGGCGATCCTCACCTATCTGAACTCGCTGCCCGGGTGCCTCGCCCGCAAACGATGGGGCGGCGGTATGGGCGTGGCTGGAGATCCCGACATCACCGGCTGCATCTTCGGCCGGCACTTCGAGCTTGAAGTGAAGCGTCCAGGTGAGCAGCCGACGGCCCTCCAGGCGAGGCGCTTGCGCGAATGGGCGGCTGCCGGCTCCTTGGCCGCCACAGTCACCAGCGTCGCGGAAGTCCGCAGTCTGCTCCAGGAACGGAAGTATTTGGATGAGGACTTCAAGAATTGAGAGTTTCAGCGTATATATTCAATAGAGGCTCAGTTCGACAGGCCGGCGCAAAGCGCACCCTCCGAAGGTTCCCTCCCCAAGCCAATACCGAGAGACGGGACTCTCGCTAATCTCCTTCCCTTCCTTGCCGTACTCGAAGTGTGCCCAGATGAAGCCTGCCGAACAAATCCCTTACTACGCGCCAGACGGAACACCCCTCGGCTTCCGCTCGATGGAAGCGGCAACACGCCTGATCGAGGGCGGCTATGTAAAGCCATCCTACGGTCGCAAGGGCCATCTGAAGGCGATCTGGCTGCGGCGAGAGGACGGCGGCAGCCCGATTGAAACACGCGCCCCAGCCGGCACCCCTTACAGCTTCATCGAAAGCCTGGATCATGGCCGGTGCTGGAAACTTCGCCGCCTGGATCGGCGCGACGAAGACGGAGTGCTCGTGAGCACGCGGGGCGTCTTCCTGCAAGTCGTTGCGGAGTGCCTGGCCAGATGAAGATCAGACGGAGACAGGTCGGCGGGCGGTACCTGGGTTGGGTCCGCGGCGCGTTCACACGAGGCCCCAACAAATCAACCGCGAACGTGAAGGTGCCGAAGGTGGTCCGTGCGGCGTGATCACCCGCTGCCGGATAGTCGGCGTGGCTGACGCGCAGCAGACGGCGCTGACGATTCGCGGCGCGCGTTCGTAAGCGGCATGTCGAGGTAGCCCGCAGGAATTCAGGGACCTGACCCGGAATCGGCGGCCGCGGCTTGAAATGTTGCGCAGTTTGCCTAGTTACAGAGGTTTACGCAGGTTGTCACTTCAGGTTGTCACCCCGCCATGGAGCCGCTTGGCCAGCCGCCAGCTTGGATTTTCTTGACTTACGGCAGCGTATGTTCGGGCATTGAGGCGGTGACCGTGGCCTGGGAGCAGCTGGGCTTCCGGCCGGCATGGTTTGCCGAGATCGATCCGTTTTGCTCCGCGCTCCTGGCTCATCGGCACCCGGGTGTTCCCAACCTTGGCGATTTCACGACCATCGAAGAAAGCAGCCGTCCAATCGACCTTCTGGCCGGAGGAACTCCCTGCCAGTCCTTCTCCCTCGCCGGCAGACGTGGCGGCCTGGAGGATGCGCGTGGCAACCTGGCCATCGAGTTTTGCCAGCTTGCTGGCCGACTGCGGCCTCGGTGGATCGTCTGGGAAAACGTCCCCGGTGTTCTGTCCTCGAACGGCGGGCGGGACTTCGGCTCCATCGTCGGGGCGCTGGCGGAACTCGGGTATGGTTGCGCCTGGCGAGTGCTGGACGCTCAGTTCTTTGGAGTGCCCCAGCGACGCCGTCGTGTCTTCGTTGTCGGACATCTTGGAGACTGGCGGCGTGCCGCAGCGGTACTTCTTGAGCGCGAAGGCCTGTGCAGGCATACTCCGGCGCGCCGCAAAGCGCGGGAAGACGTTGCCGGATCTCTTGGCGGCGGCACTGGCGAGCGTAGCTGGTGCAACGACCTTGACCGGTCGGGAGCGTTCGTGTCCATGAGCCTGAATGCAAAGGGAGGCTGTGGGCGGCTTGACGGTGAGAGCGAAACGTTCGTGGCATCCGGTTGTGGCTATTGGAACGAATCGGAATCGGCGGAAACGCTTGGGACGCAGGGGCGTGCGCTTTATGAAAGCACCGCCATCGTAAGCCCCCTGGCACCGACGGCGTTCTCCGCGAAGGACCATGGAGCCGACGCCGGTCCACTCGCGCCGACGCTCCGCGCGATGCCGCACGACCGCAGCCATGCGAACGCGGGTGGCCAGGTCGCGGTGTGCTTCGAGAGTCGCGTGGCGCGCAACGGGAGGGGCGGTCCATCCGGAATTGTGCCGCCGCTCAAGGCGCAGTCCGGCGGCACTGGACGGGGCGACGCCGCTCCGTTGCTCGCCGTCGGCGGGCCCCTGGCGGTCAGGCGATTAACCCCGCGGGAGTGCGAGCGGCTGCAGGGGATGCCCGACGATTACACGTTGATCCCGTATCGAGGGAAGCCCGCCGCCGACGGTCCTCGGTACCGGGCGATTGGAAACTCGATGGCGGTGCCAGTGATGCGGTGGATTGGCCGCCGGATTCAGATGGTGGACAGCATTGGCGGCTGAAACTCGTGTCCCGCCCGCCATGGCGCGACAAATCGAACTGTGGCCCGTCGAGCGGCTGGTGCCATACGCCAGGAATGCACGGACGCATTCCGACGACCAGATCGCCCAGATTGCAGCGAGCATCGTGGAGTTCGGTTTCAACAATCCCGTCCTGGTGGACACCAGCGCCGGTATCATCGCCGGCCACGGCCGCCTGTTGGCCGCGCGGAAGTTGCGGCTGGAGCATGTGCCGGTGGTCGTGCTCGATCACCTCAGCGAAACGCAGAAGCGTGCGTACATACTCGCGGACAACCGGATCAGTGAGAACGCCGGGTGGGACGAAGATACGCTGGCGGCGGAACTCGGGGAACTTCAATCTGCCGATTGGCGGCTCGATCTGCTGGGCTTCTCCGAGGAGGAACTGGCCAAGCTCCTGGCAGACACCGAGCCTGCGACAGAGGCTCCTGCGGCGTCGGAAGAGGAGATTTCCGAAGCGCCGGCAGAGCCGGTAACGCGGGCCGGAGACGTCTGGTTGATCGGAAAGCACCGGCTGATTTGCGGGGACTGCCGCGACCACGGGACGCGCGCACGATTGTTCGACGGGCAGAAGGCGAACGTAGTGATTACCTCGCCGCCGTACGCTACGCAGCGCGAGTACGATCCCGCGAGCGGTTTTAAGCCGGTGCCGCCGGAAGAGTATGTGGAGTGGTTCCGCGCAGTGGCCAGCGGGGTCGAAGCGGTGCTGGCTCCGGACGGTTCTTACTTCCTCAACATCAAGGAACATGCCGGCGACGGGGAACGCGACCTCTACGTGAAAGACCTTGTCATCGCGCACCGGCGGCAGTGGGGCTGGCGATTCGTCGACGAGTTCTGCTGGCGCAAGACCGACAATGGCGTGCCGGGCGGATGGGGCAATCGCTTCAAGAATGCATGGGAGCCGGTGTTCCATTTTTGCCGCCGGCAGCAGATCAAATTCCGGCCCACGGCGGTCGGCCACGTCTCGGAAGATTGCTTCGATTACTCGCCGAACAACCCGAAGTCGGCTTCGGGGAGCGGGCTACTCGGCGCCGGAGCGCGCGGATCAGGGGCGGGCCAGCTGGGAGCCGCGAACGAGGATGGCAGATTCACCGGCATTGCCCGGCCGAGCAACGTGGTTGAAGTAAAGTCCGAGAGCAGCCAGGGCTCGCACTCGGCTCCGTTCCCGCGCGCTCTGGTCGAGTTCTTCCTGCTGGCATTCAGCGACGCCGGCGACGTGGTGTTCGACCCGTTCATGGGATCCGGCACTACGCTGGCCGCGGCGGCATCGTTGGAGCGCGCTGGCTACGGTTGTGAAATCAGTCCCGCATATTGTGACGTGATTCTGCGCCGAGTCATGAACTTGACCGGTGAGACGGCGATGCTTGCGGAGACGCGAGACACATTCGCCGCGGTCGCAGCATCGCGCGGCGTGGCCGTCGACCAAGTATTGAACCCGAGGCGGCGGGACTCGCGGGCCATCAGGCATCGCGGCCCGAATCCGTTCTACGGCCCCAAGAAGGCTTCCTGAGCCGCTCTCATCGAGAGAACTTTTCTCAACAAGCTTGCAGCACCCCTCAATAGCGGCCCGGCGTTCCGGGCTGCGTGACCAAAACGCAACTCTAACCGAAAGGAATGTTCCCGTATGGCAGACAGCAATCCCAATCTTTCCCCTTGCGTCACCCACCAGCCGAGCTTGCTGGGTGGCGCCGAAAACATCAAGCTGCTCTTCGACGAAGAGCTCGACAACCGGCGCGAAACCCTGGCGCGGCAGCGCGCCTGGGAAGCCGTATCGCTGGATCTGGCGCAGACCGCCAGTCGGCGCGCGCAGAACGCGGCGACGGTCGATCACGCCATCAACGCGGGCATCGTGTTGTCCGGCCAGGTGGGCACGACCGAAGGCCAGCAGACGGTATCGCCCGCCGGCACGGCGGCCAGCGAGACCACCAAGGGCGCCGTCGCTGCGGCCGGAGCTGGTGAAGCAGTCAGCGCCGAGGCTGTCACCGCCAACGTCGCGAACCTGTTCACGTCGCTGACGCCGGTGATCGCGAGCGCATTGGCCGCCGCCATCTCGCAGACCATCGCGGCCCTCGTGCCGGTTGTAGTCACCGCTTCCGGAGGGGCGTCGACCCCTTCCCAGACGCAGGCCAAGGCGGCCTAAAACTCCCCATACGGGAGATCCCAGCGGGAGGCGTTCCAGGGAGCTTCGGCTCCATGGCCGCCTCCGATGGCCTTCTCGTGCGGATCAGAAAGGAAAAGACGATGAACTTTTTGCAGATCATTCAAATGATTCTCAGCGTGGCTCCCGCAGGCATCCAGTTGACGCAGGAGGTGGTTGCGCTCGTGCAGGCCATCGAGGCCGCGTTCTCCGCCGGCCAGACGCCGGTGTCTCACCAGCAGGCAGTGGCATCGGCTCTCGGTGCCCAACTCGCCAAGGCGGCGTAAAGAGCGAACCACGATGGACCCGATGCAGATCGCGCAGGATACAGACACGAGCCAAGACAGTTCCATGATGCCCGAGCGTGTCTTGCGCGATCTCGTCGTCGAGCGCCGCCCGATCGACCGGCTCATTCCATACATCCGCAATGCGCGGACGCATACGGAAGAGCAGGTCGCACAGGTCGCCGCCAGTATCGTCGAGTTTGGCTGGACGAATCCAATCCTCGTCGGCGCCGACGGAGTGATCATCGCGGGGCACGCACGCCTGCTTGCCGCCCGGAAACTCGGGATGACCGAAGTCCCTGTCATCGTCCTGGATCATCTCTCCGAAACACAGCGGCGCGCGTTGGTGCTCGCCGACAACCGCCTGGCCCTCAGCGCCGGATGGGACGAGGAGATGTTGCGCGTCGAACTGGCCGCACTCGGCGAGGACGGCTTCAAACTCGACCTGGTCGGTTTCACCGATGAGGAGATCGAGAGCCTGCTTCGCGATCCCGAGCAGGTGGTCGAAGGCAGCACGGACGAGGATGCGGTACCGGAGACACCGGAAACCGCGGTCACGGTGCCCGGCGACATCTGGCTGCTGGGCGAGCATCGGTTGCTGTGCGGCGACGCCACGCACATGGCTGATGTGGAGAAGGTCCTCGCCGGCGGCTTAGCCGACATGGCCTTTCTGGATCCACCGTACAACGTGAACTACGGCGCGACGATGAAGGACAAGTTGCGTGGCAAGAAGCGCAAGATCGCC